CCGTTGACATATAACTTTGAGACAGTGTTACCTTCAGGGAGAACAGCCCTTGCTTGTTCTTTTGCGATTCCATTATCTATAGCCCATTTATAAACTTGCTTTGAGAAGAATATTACACGACGTTGGTGTCTCTCCCATTCGCGCTGTAATTCTTCATCTTCAGTCTGAATAGAATTTTGTCTGTTTTTAGTATCTTGTAAACGAGCTTCTCTAACTACAAAATTATCATCAAGATCCCGGATATCAGCATACCGCTGAGAAAACTCTTGAAATGAAAACGATCTATGTCTGAGGAGCTGCCTTGCAATGTCTCTTGTTGTTTCGATTTCGATGCAGGCTGATGCCATTTCGAATGGTGACCAGTGCTTGTTCTTGATGAGATATCCAAGTAACTTTGACGTTGTTTTGGTGTTAGCTTGGTTCGATGGATTGGAGACGCGGGCACAATACGAGACGAGGTCTTGGATGTTTTCCAATCCCATGATTCCTGGTTCGCCTGAGTGTACATGCCGTACAGGTTGTGAGTATGAGATGAGACGTGCACGCATTATCTTCCTTGTCCTCGGTATTTCTTGTAACTTCTTTTCTTTGATTTATTCATAGAAGAAGATTTAATACTTCCATTACCTTGAGAGGTTTTCTTATATTTAGATTTTGACCAGGTACTTGATATAGTACCAACCATCACTTTAGCCATTATTTTTCCTTATAAATTTAATATTGCAATATCCACATTGAACAGTTTGTCCTATAGGAACTCTGATATAAACTAGTGGATGATCTCCAGGTGGCTCACCTGAACATGATACTAGATCTTTAGTAACATATATTTCTTTTTCTTCAGCCATCATACTTTCTTTTTATTGTATCGTTTCCTTCAGGTAGACACATTATAGCTTCTATCCTATCGTTGAATCCACCCTTTGCTATTACTTCAATAGCTAGCGTACCGTGATTTTCTGCATTGTTTACATATTCAATACATTCATTTTTAGTATCAAATTTTAAAGTCTCTATTCCCCATGGGTCTAGAGTATTAAGTGTAATTAACACTATTAACCATTTCATTCGTGTTCGCCACCATTACCACGTATGTTATAATTTTGTGGTGCAGTATATTTTTCTGCGCTATCATATACTATGGCTGTAATAAAGATACCAAAGACCACTAATAAATGTCCGCCTGCAGATACTCCAAATGCGTATGGGTTATTTATTATAGCTGCAAAGATGCCACTCCACATTATAGACAGTATTGAAAATACCATCAATCCTAACTGTGGTGGAAGGCCACGAAGAGGAGAGTTCTTAATAGTCATTATACTTTTCCATGCATCTTTTGCACTTAGAAGAGTTCTTGCCCATCCTATAGGCTCTACCTTCTTACTCATTTTTTTTCCTTTACATTAATGTTACTAGGATTATATTGTTCACCGTTATAACCACCTTGAGTTCCATCGACTCCGCTGTTGCATCCTACGACAGCAACTAACAAGCAGAATATGCTTATATATACAACTCTCTTAGTCCATTCCATAAACATTTCAAAGGTTTTTTCAGCTTCTTCAAGTGCATCTTTTCTAGGATCTACTCCCATTCTCTTGGCTCCACCCATGGGTAACAAGGTATAATACTTTGCTTACAATACTTAGCGTTGTCTACTAATGACAAAGGTAATATAATTATAACAAATACACAAAATAATAAAGGCCAGATTATTCCTTTCATCATTTACTCCATTTTAAAATTATTAAATTTCTCTTGTGCCGTGGAATTATCAAAGACTGGTACGTCTTGTACTAAGTTTTGTTGTGACTCAGCCACATCAAATATTTTCATACGAGATCTATCTATACCTACCACAAACCTCTTATGTGCAGCAGGATCATTATAACGATTCTTAAGTTGCTTGATCATAATCTGCCCTTGTGATTCTAACTCTTCATTAGAAACTAATGCAAACATTAGATCCGCCGTTGCGGGTAATCCAAAAGACTCGGACGTATCTTCAAGGCCAGGATCTGAGCTGCTATAACCACTACGCGTCGTCTGAGTTGCAGATACGATCGGAACGTCAAACTCGACCGCCAGACCACGTAACTCTTCAGCAATTGCTTTGATGTATGTATAAGAATTTATAGATCCTCCCATTGCTTTCATACGAGAAGATGCACAGATATTCAAGTAGTCTATGAATATCATATCAGGTACAAACTTCTTCTTTAATTTAAGTTCATTAAGTAATGCACGAAAGTGATTACTATGTGCAGAACCGGTTGGATATTCTTTTACAATCAGCTTACCATTTGTCGTCTTCTTAAGTTTTGCAATTTTATTAGAAAACATATCAAATGATAAGTTATTTATCTGATCTAATGGAACATCAAGTAAGTTAGCATCTATTCTTTCGGCGATACGTTCTTCTGACATTTCCATTGTAATATATAAGACATTCTTACCTTGCGCTAGAACGCTGCCAGCAACATGGCACATAAATAAAGATTTACCAACACCAGTGCCAGCCAAAGCAATATTAAGTGTTTTATTGGGTAGACCACCTTTAGTAATGAGGTTAAGTTTTTCAATATCAAACTCTATCCTTTCTTCTTGTGCATGATAGAAATCAAACCTTTCAGAGAATGATTCAATATAGTCATGGCCGATGTTTGTATCGAATGATACAGCCAAAGCTTTCTGTAATAAATCAGGCAATGCATTCTTAGATAGAGTTTTGTGTTTACCATCAATGACAGTAATAGCTTCTAGTACAGCTTTATGTACAGCCTGATCTTGACACCACTTCTCAGTGGTATTATCAAGCCATTTCTCATCAATAGGTTCTATCTTAAATATATCAGGAATTATAGATGAGGCTTCGGTATAATCATTTGCATTTGCAAAACGATCAGATTGATCTACCTCAATACGAAAAGATTCCTCAGTTGGAAGCTTATTATACTTCGCAACAAAGGATGCCACTTCTTTGAACATCTTCTGATAAATGCCAGTAAAATAATCTGGCTGTATAAACGGTAGAACCTTACGCATGTAAGTTTCATTGGTCAATACATTTCTTAGTATGGTTTGTTGTAGATTGTCACTCAAGTTCTTTTGCTTTCACTTTTTCTGCTTCTTGGAATAATGTATATAATACATCACCAGCGACCTTTTGTAAACCACTATTTTTCTCAGTTAGTTCAGAATCTGGTGTTGACTTAATAGCAAAATCAAATGCTAGTTGAAACTCTTCTTTATCTTCTGGATCATCAATCATTCTTAGATTTTTAAATCCAATCAAAGTCTCGATAAAATCACCTGAGATAAGGCGAACGTTAAATTCCATTTCGCCTTCTCCAGGATTTGTTTCTTCTTCTATAACAAAGTCTACGTCTTCTTTTAAAAAGTCGCTAGTGACAGTCATACTACTTCCTCTACAATCTCATCCATTGATACTTCTGATTTGTAACCAATAGAATATTGTTTCTTGACAAACTCTTTAAAGTCTGTTTTATTAAAGATGTCGATCCAGAAAAACTGTCCGAGTGTATCTCCGTACCGAACCTTAGGACCTAACTCACCGGTTGTCTGGTCAACCACAGAATACCACCCATTAGATGGTTTCGCAACATAACCACCTGCTAAGGCAACATCAAGTAATCCACTATAATCTTCAACGCCACCTTCCCATGAGACAGTGATTGGTATTTTAGACTTTTCTTTTACATAGCGTGATTTCTCTACGTTAATCACAAAGTGATAACCTTGGATCTCTGTACCTTTCTTGTCTTGTTGACGGCCAATGATCCATATATTATCAGCTGAATAGTAAATGCCTGTACCACCACCAACTACGGCTTTAGGGAACAGACCGATTTCCATATAGGTATGGTTGACTGCTAACAAAGGAATATTCTTCATAGTTAAGTATGGAGTTGCCATACGGAATAAACCTTTGAGTGCTTTTGCCCTTGACATATCTGCCACTGACTTTTCGTTCATAGCATCATCAAGTTCTTTCTTTGATGCTAAGTTACCGATTGAATCAATAACAATAATAACATGATCATCACGATCAATGTTCTCAAGTTGATTGACTAGATCGAATTTTAGTTCTTCTACATTTGTAATAGGTGTATGAAGAACACGGCTTGGGTCAATGTCGAATTGACTAAAATAATTTTGAGGTGAGCCAAACTCAGAATCATAAAATAACATAACGGCATCTTTGTGATGCTTCATGTAAGCACCAGCCATAAGCAAAGCAAATGAAGTTTTGAAATGCTTTGATGGACCGGCAAGAACGGTAAGACCGGCAGATAGACCACCATCAATATCACCTGACAAGGCAACATTAACCATTGGTACATCTGTCTTTACCATATCCTTTTCATTAAAAAATTTAGACTCAGAAAGAACCTCCGTAGCTGATAGCTTGGAGTTCTTCTTGAGTTTATCCATGATTGACATGCATAATCTCCTTTAGATTGATAGGACTATTATATCACAATTTACGATTGTTGTACACAATATTATTTGACTTTTCTCTGTCATCTATTTCATATTGTTTTCTTACTTCGTTATTAGCATCTATGACTTCTTCAAGGATACTAAAATCACCAGCATAATGTAAAAAAGCTGACGTATCTTTTGGGAAACAAGCTCCACCAAATCCGAGTTTACCATCGTAACCTGGTACAGTTGTATGTGATGCTCCGATACGAGGATCATCAATCATTGCATTAACTACACGAGAATATCTTGCTTTAGATTTATGTATAATTTCTGCGAATTGGTTAAACCACATTACTTTACTTGCAAGATAACAATTAATACCGTACTTGATAAAACTTGCTTCTTCGAATGTGGTATAGTGAGTAGGACATTGACGACATGCACTATAGTCATCATAATAACTTTTAAGTCGTTTACAATCATCTATGTGACCACCAAACACATGAATAGTAGGATTTAAAAATTCTTCTATTGCATTACGTTCGGCAAGAAACTCAGGATTGTAAACTATATTTCTAGTCCAAGTTGCCATTGCCATTTTTGGTTGTATTGTAGATGAGATTACATCTGGAGTAATAGTAGACTTAATGACTATTAAGCAATCATTTGTATTATAATA